CGCTCGGGATATCTCACAGGTGAGACACCGGAAATAAAGAAAGAACTCACGGTACGTGCCGTTGTAAATACAGAGTTCGGATTTCCGCCGCCTCCCTTTAAGGTATTCAGAAAAACAAAAACAGGTATATGCGTTCCTCGATTTTACGGTGAAGAAAAGTTTGGTGAAGCAAAAGAAGATCGTCGTCCTAAGCCAGTTAAAATATCTTGTAAATTTAATGGAAAACTCCGTGACGAAACACATCAAAATGATGCTTTGGCAGCAGCAATTAAATCTGGGCACGGCGTTCTCTCACTTCCTTGTGGCTTTGGGAAAACGACAGTATCCTTGGCCATAGCGTGTAAACTCGGGTACCGAACCATGATTGTCGTACATAAGGAGTTTCTCGCGAATCAGTGGAAAGAACGTATCCAACAATTTTGTCCAGGTGCCACTATAGGTGTAGTACAACAGAATAAATTAGAAACTGATTGTGATTTTGTCATTGCTATGCTCCAATCACTTTCTTTAAAAGAGTATTCGTTTAATGATTTCGATACTATTGGTACACTCATCGTCGACGAAGCGCATCATATATGTGCAAAGGTATTTTCACAATCTCTTTTTAAAATATGTCCTAAACACATTTTTGGACTCTCGGCAACACCGACCCGTAAAGATGGTCTTACTAAAGTTTTACATTGGTTCATGGGACCAACATTCTTTGCAATTGAACGTGAAAATCAAGAACAGGTCGAAGTGTTTCCAATTGAATATAGATGTCCACGTTTCCAAGATCCACCGCCGTGTACACGATTCGGTAAACTTTCATTAGCGACCATGATTACTGAACTTACCGAAGATCGTGAACGAAACATCGTTATAGCAAAACTTATAAAAAATATTGTTAAGGGGACGCGTCAAGTTCTCGTATTAAGTGATCGTCGACATCATTGTGAAGTACTCCACCAAAGTTTCAAGAAAACGTCGGGACTCTATATGGGTGGTATGAAAGAAGTTGATTTAGCTGAATCAAGTAAAAAACAAATCATATTTGCGACGTTTAGTCAAGCACACGAAGGTCTTGATATACCTTCACTCGATACGGTTATACTTGCGACGCCTAAGTCTGATATTGTACAATCAATTGGACGTATTATGCGTGAAACGCATGGTAAAAAGAACAATCCACACATTTACGATATGTTCGACCAGTGGTCTATATGTCATGCCATGTATAATAAACGTCTCAAAGTGTATCGACAAGGTGGATTCAAAATACCAAAACAGAAACAGGAAGAACCTACCGATTTCACTAAAGGGAAATGCCTCATTTTACCATGAAAATAATCATTCGTATTTATAAGAATGGCTGGTTGTAATACAGGTCGTAATATACAAAAGTACAGAGGTGGAGGTGGAGGTGGAACTGCATCCACACTCCAGGAAGCTTTAGAAAATAGTAACGTAGCTACCATAGATATAAATCTCATATCCGGTGCCAAATTTAGGGGTGATGGGAGTGCTTTAACAGGTATATCAGGTTCGGGGGGAGCAGTTGGAAATCTACAACAAGTTACGAATCAAGATAACCAAACAACAAATTCAATCATTATTACAAATACGGGAACCTCTTTATCAACTTCAGGTACCATAATCTCATCGGGAAATATAACTGCACCTTCTTTTATAGGATCCGGTACATCACTCACAGGTATCGCTTTAGCCATTGATACATCAAGTAACGCAGCTCGGGTTAGTGTTTTGGAAACAGACTTGACGAGTAATGTATCGAGAGTAAGCGGATTAGAAACAGATTTGGTGAGTAATTCAACAAGAATAGCGACTGTAAGTACAGACTTATCGAGTAATGCGTCTCGAGTTGGTGTTTTAGAAACAGATTTATCTAGTAATTCGACGAGAATAGGAACTATAAGTACGGACCTGGCAAGTAATTCGACGAGAATAGGAACTATAAGTACGGATTTAGCGAGTAATTCGACGAGAATAAGTACTGTGAGTACAGACTTGGCAGATAATTCTACGAGAATAAGTACTGTGAGTACAGACTTGGCAGATAACTCGACGAGAATAAGTACTGTGAGTACAGACTTGGCAGATAACTCGACGAGAATAAGTACTGTGAGTACAGACTTGGCAGATAATTCTACGAGAATAAGTACGGTGAGTACAGACTTGGCAGATAATTCTACGAGAATAAGTACTGTGAGTACAGACTTGACTAGTAATTCGACGAGAATGGGAACTTTGGAATCAGAAGTTCAACCCGTAAATAGGGGTGGTACTAATATAACATCGTATGGTGTTGGAGACATGTTATATGCGAGCGCTTCGTCAGCTTTGTCGAAACTTACACCTTCGACAGCTGGGTATTTTCTACAAACAAATGGTACCGGTAATGCACCTACATGGGAAAATATTGCCAATATAGGTTCGTCAACACCTGCAAATTTATACACGGATGATTATATAACCGGTGGTCCATGGAGTGGTTTGTCAGACGCGAATATTAGAGTTTTAGGAAACGTTTCAAACTTATCGAACCAACTCGTGGCGCGCGATGATAAAGGTGATATATTTGTTTCAAATGTAAACGCAATAAGAATAAACGGGGATGGTACATTTCTCACAGGTGTCGCTTTAAGTACAGACTTGACAAGTAATGTTTCACGAATAGGTAATTTAGAATCGAATTTGACAGCTAATTCTACGAGAATCACGAACTTACAAAATTCAACCATAATAAGTAATAGTTCAGGTATAACAGATGCATTTGAAACGGGTGATTTGATATATGCATCGGGTCAAAATACACTTTCAAATTTAAGTATAGGTTCTACTAGTCAGGTACTTACAGTTTCTGGTGGCATTCCAGTATGGGCTGCTGCCAGTGGTGGGGGAGTTGGTGGAGGAGGTTACTGGACACAAAACAGTGCTAATGATCTATACTATAATAGTGGTAATGTCGGTATTTCAAATACGGCACCTACAAACACACTCGATATAGGATCAAATGTTTCTATAAATGATTCGGCAAGTGACGTACTTAGCGTAAGATCTGGTAATACGTTTATCGAAAAAAACTTATTTGTTGGTGGTGTAATAACATCACCAGTCGGTGGGTCTATGAAAATAGATACAATGACAGTTCGGTCTTTAAATGTAAAAAATATGGTAGTTGTAGCAGAAAGACCACCGAAAAATATAATCCTTAATTAATTCTTATAGTATAATAGATGTCTTATAATTCTGGTAGTCGTGTAAGACCCGTTCTTTCAGGTTTTAAAGCTACAGCGTTGGATATATCATTCGATGAAAAGTATTTATTTACAACATCTAACGTTACAAATACTTTTAAAGTATACGCGTATAATGAATCAGCAAATACATGGACACAGGAATATTCAACAACCGGACCAAGTGGTTTCGGTCAAGACGTTTCGTGTACATGGGACGGAGACATAGCTGTAGTCGGATCACCTTTAGAAAATAACGTTTATGTATATAGCGCAAACACAAGTACTTCCAGTATATGGTCAAATCCTGTAACAACAACAATCGAACGAAATGCAGCAACTTTGTTATATTCAGTTTCTCATACACCATCTATCAATTTTGGGTATTCTGTATCTCTATCAAAAAATGATGGAAGTTTTTTAGCAATAGGTGCACCTGGAGATAGTACACCGAATGATCATGGAGAAGTATGGGTTCTGTATCTCTATTCGTCTATTAATAATCAACTTGTATATAAGGTACGTAATTCAAATTCTGGTGGATACACTCTATACAATAATAACCTATTTACACCAACATACCCTGTAATAAACGACGGAACTGATTACTATTATATAACAACTTCTGGACATAGAATTGGTCATAGTGTACATATATCATCATATGGTGAATATTTAGCTATAGGTGCACCAGGTACACCAGTCGATGCAATCCGGGGATCAAACTGGTTTGACCAAACGGCGACAAATATACAACATGTAACTACGGGTGCCGTCTTTAATGATAGTAAACCGCGGTACAGTGATGATTATCTTCAAAGTATAGCTATGTTGGGTCATATTCAGGTATTGTATAGTACTGATTCATGGAATACTATGACTTCAACTGATTTTATAACAGGGAACTCTGAACAGGGTTTACAGGATTTAACATTGTCAATTCAAACGGCAAACGCGTGGGATTTTCCATCGTGTGGTGAAAAAGTTAAAATTTCAACAGATGGTACTTATGTTTTTGGTGGTTCACCAAGGTACGGGTTCCCTGGCTCACAAGGTGGTGCACACTGGGGTAAAATTGAATCTTGGAAGCGGGAAGGTTCAGAAATGATCTTATCTCCTGGTAGAGTAATTGGACAACAACCAGGTGATAGATTAGGTAAATATTTTGATATAGATTTTTCGGGTAAACGTTTAGCATGTTTATTATTGAAAGCACCTTCTTCATACGCCACACCATATGGGAATTTTCAAGGTGGTTTAATGGTTTATGACTTTAACGGTCAGGCATTTTTCGAAGTAACGAATGAAATCACCGATACTATAGGTCAAAACGGTAACGTTGATGGATTACTTGGTGCCATTTGTATATCAAGAGGTAATATAGTATCGGCAAGTGCTGTAAATGGTAGTTTTATACCATCCTTTTATTTTAAACTAACACAAACCATCGATGGTAATACACTCACGGGTGGATATTTAGCGGCCGATACTTTAGTTATCGGACCTAACGATGGTACAACGAACAATTCATACCCTAAAAAAATCGCATTTGGTGGTACATATAGAGACAATTCATATAAACAAACACAAATTGAAAATAGAATATACCATTATGATAGTTTAAATTATAGTGAATGGGAACAAGGGTACTCCGAACTCATATTCTCTAAGAAATCTCAACGCGAAGCTCAAGATATGATACGTTTCAAAACACACGAATTTAGAGTAGACTCTTATGTTAAAGGTGATGGTGATTACGATCACAACCCAGTTATAACCATGAATCAACAGGGTCTCATTAAATTAAACGCCGAAATGCATATACCAGATAATGCTACTGCAAATGTGCATGCAACGTCAGAAATGCAGTGTAACGCAAAAGCGCTTTTAGATATAGAAGGCGACTGTTTTACTAGACGTAGAGTTAACATTGGTTGGCCCGAAGGTCAAAATGTATATGGTTCAGATAAATGGTCTTGGAAAATCATTTACGATACGCGTTCACCTCGTATATTCAATTTTGAAAATTCAAATCAGATACATTCAAATCTAATCGCAATTAACAGTTCACCATGGATTGGTAAACATAGGGGTGATTCATATGGTACCATATCAAATGATTTCAGGTACAGTGAAACTGAATGTGCGTTTTATATGCATACTTCATCTTCATATTCTACTAATGATAATTATGATACTTCTGGTGGTACTGGTCATACAATATCGTTTTGGTTTAAATTAACAACACCACAATCGTCTCTTACATCAAATGAAACCTTACTAACTATTGGTACACCAAGTAGTACAGCAAACAATGGTATGAAACTCGAATTATCAAGTACAGGAATTATTATGAATTTCGGTACACATACAATAGAATCAACACCTGTACTGTATTTTGACACGAACAAGTGGTACCATGTATATATTGATTTCGATGATGATAATGGTACTGGTAATGCTATGTATATAAATGGAAAGAGATATAATACTATTACTACGGGTACCCAACCTTCTACTACAAATTGGACTACCAAATTTACTATAGGATCAAACGTAAGTGGTGATAGTATAACAGATTGTTATATTGGTATGATAGCATACGGTTATAAAAATCCTTTAGGAATGGATTTGGGATACATTGACGAATACCTACCAACAATTCAAGATATGTATAAATGGGGTCCACCTACACAAAGATTGATAGTTGGAGGTGATACAATTATAAATAATCATTTGGGTATAGGAACAGTATTACCCGCTTACAATTTAGACGTCGTAGGTGATATAAACTTCACTGGTAATATATACCAAAATGGAGGAAGTTTTTATGCTAGTCCTTGGATAATTAATGATATAATCCCTAATACACCAATGAATTCATCAAGTTCGGGTGGGTATACAACATCGTCTAGTAGTATTTGGGCTGCGTCTGGGAATTACGAAGAATGGCGTGCATTTAATGGTACAGTAGGATCTGACGGTTGGGTGACTAGCCAGTCATATCAGGGAAATTCGAGTGGTGTTGGTGTTCATATTGATGGTGTATCGACAACATACAACGGTAGTTCTAGTGTATTGGGAGAATGGATACAAATACAGGTTCCAGCAAGTTTTATCACAAATAAAATAGATATTGCACCTTTTACTATTTCATATCCTTACTCTCCCGTTACCGACCAGTCTCCCAGATCTGGTAAACTTTTGGGAAGTAACGATGGAACCACATGGACTTTAATACATAGTTTTACGGGACAAACATATACCGAAGGACAGTATACAACTATCTCGTTTAGTAACTCAGTCGCGTATTCCTATTTTAGGTTAGTTTGTGAAGATATAGAAGCGAACAATGTAAACTCTTATTACAGTGTATATATAGGTGAATTTAGAATTTACACGCTTTATCCAGATATATATTATAATAATGCGAACGTCGGTATAGGAACATCATCTCCAGCGTACCCTTTAGATGTTACCGGTAATATGAGAATAACGGGTGGTTTACATGTAAATGGTTCATCGGGGGCGAGTGGACAAGTACTCACATCGAGTGGTGGGGGTGTGATGTCATGGACAACGGTAAGTGGTGGGGGTGGTGGCGGCTCATCCGTTTGGACAGTGAACGGTACATACGCCTATTATAACAGTGGTAATGTCGGTATAGGAATAAGTACACCCGCTTACGAATTAGACGTTGCAGGTGATATTAACATATCTTCTGGTAGTAGATTTAGGATTAACGGGGTCGCACAAACGTTTGGGATAGATTCCAACAATACGTTTACAATTACAACAGCTAATACCGAAAGATTTAGAATTGATTCGAGTGGTGATACAACAATAGGCGAGGATAATGATATAGGTACGGGACACAGATTGACCGTAGTTGATGGTTCGACTTCAAATGATGGTAGTTATGCGGATTTAGTCATAACAAATATGAGCGAACATAATAACGCGAGACTACTTTTAGGTACACCGTATAATATAGACTCAACTTCTGGTTTTAAAGCAGCTATAATAGCCGACGGTGCTGGTAGTTATAGTCGTTGTAATTTACACTTTTGTTTGGACCAGTCGACTAATAATGCGGTAAATGCAGATATAAATGACTCTAAAATGGTAATAAAATATGACACAGGGAACGTGGGTATAGGAACAACAGGTCCAGGTTATAAACTCGATGTTAATGGGGATATTAACATGTCTACTGGTAGTAGTTTCAGGATTAACGGGGTCGCACAAACGTTTGTGGGTGCTTCAAGTCAGTGGACACAATCGGGATCAGATATTTATAGACCCTCGGGTAATGTTGGTATATTAAATACAAATCCATCTTATCCGTTAGATGTTACGGGTGATATAAATGTAACAGGTGGTTTACATGCAAATGGTGCCGCGGGTACGAGTGGACAAGTACTCACATCGAGTGGTGGTGGTGCAATGTCTTGGACTAATAAAATTTGGTCATACGCTACAGTCGCATCACATCCAACTGTTACGATGACTTCCGCGAGTTCGGGTGGATATGTAGCATCGGCCAGTTCGGGTACCGCATATACCGCATTTAATAATGTCATAGGGGCAGAATCGTGGATGGATACTGAATTTGCGTATACAGGGTCTCCAACTGGAACTTATACTGGTAGTTTTTCGACAACATATAACGGGAGCACAACCGTAGATGGTCAGTGGATACAGTTACAGGTTCCAACGAGTATACCCATAGATTCAATAAAAATTGCACCTCAGAATTTTAGAAGTGCGAACGCTCCAACCGAGGGTAAAATTTTGGGAAGTACGAATGGTTCGACGTGGACTTTAATACATAGCTTTACGGGACAAACGTATACCGACGGACAATATACAACTATCTCGTTTAGTAACTCAGTCGCGTATTCATATTTTAGACTATGTGTTGAAAGAACTGGTGGTGGCTCAGGTCCAGCACCTGGTTCCTTGAGAATTGGTGAATTAAAATTTAATAAGGTGATAGATACATATTATAGTGGGGACGTCGGTATAGGAACATCAAGTCCGGCGTACCCATTAGATGTTGTTGGTAATATAAACTGTACAGGTACGTTATCAAAAGGTAGTGGTTCCTTCAAAATAGATCACCCACTTGCAAATATGAGTAATACACACAATCTTTACCACTCTTTCATAGAAGGTCCACAAGCTGATCTCATATATAGAGGTAAAGTTGAACTAGAAAACGGGAGTGCTTCTATAAACTTAGATACTGTTTCTAAAATGACAAGTGGTACATTTGAAGCACTGAATAGAAACGTTCAATGTTTTACATCAAACGAATCCGATTGGGACGCAGTGAAGGGTTCCGTATCTGGAAACATACTTACAATATCATGTCAAAACACATCTTCTACCGCAACCGTTAGTTGGTTAGTTATAGGTGAAAGAAAAGATAAACACATGTACGATACAAGCTGGACTGACGATGATGGATTCGTCATTCCTGAACAACTAAAATAATTATTTTTACCATTCTGGAAAATGTCAGAATGGTAGAAAGTTTTGTTTACTTACTTTCGTGATGGGAGCGTGTCCATGATTGCTAAGGCGATAACACCCGCAATAAAGAACAAAACAACATAATTACACTCCGTATCTTCTCCTCTACCAGTAGAATTTTTACGTTTCTCCTGGACTGGGACTGATACTTCTCGTGAAGGTCTCGGCCTTTCAATAGGATCTTCGTCTAATGGACAATACCCTATCATATACTATATTTTACAAATTAATTTCGACTGATTTTTTCTTTCGACCACGTTTAGCTTTGGTCTGAGTAACTTTAACTTCACGCAATTCCCCGTCGCCACCTTCTTCGACATCACCTGGTGTTGGTGCCTCGGCAATATCAGAAATATCGTCATCTTCGTCGTCGTCTAATACAACTGGTTCTTGAGCTGGAATACTTGTTGTGTTCATTGGTGGTGTTGGTGGCATCATAATGTTACCCATGAGACTAGAAATATCGAACCCTGGACCTTGCATTTCGTGTTTACCATCACTCGAAGGTTCGGAACCTTGTTGTGATTTTGGTACTGTATTTTGTACTGCAGACATCATGTTTTGAACAAGTCCTGGATTCTGTTTAATCACATCATTCATGTTTGGCATGACCGATTTGAACATACTATTCGTCAAATGAAACATCATCGCTGAGCCTCCAAGCATCATAATCAATTTGATTTCTGGGGCGACGTGCATTTTAGATCTATATTTCACGTATAATTCTTCAAATACTTCGTCATAATCGTCGACGTTTTCCATAACGTTTTCAGACCACCCGTCAAGTTGGATCTCGAATGGGTTATATTTCTTATTCATAAACTCAAGACCTGTAGTACACGCAATAAGCATACGTCTCGAAAACTTAATTGATTTGTCTACATCTATACTATATGTTATTCGTTTTACTTCGTTTCTAAGTTCGTCTATAGGGGAATAAGCATTCAAACGTTTGTTGACAGTAAACCCCTTTTTTTCCAATCGTCCAAGTTTGTTCACGAGATCCGCTTTCTCTTCGTCAACCGTCTTAAAACCTGGTGATGGTTTTTCTTCCTCTTCCTCCATCATATATCCACCCTCGCCACCACCGTAGTCCATCTCGGGTTCATCGTCATATTCGTGATAATCAAGTGGTGCTTCTGGTGGAGGTACAGATGGTTGTGCTTGTTTATTTGGGTTAGCAAACGAATCAATATCTTCCTGAAAAACTTGTGGTTTTGGTGCTGTAAATTGTGTTTTCATTTGAGAAATTTGTTTTTTCACAGGCTGACGTCGAGGAACATCAATTTCAATTTCGTTCATCAGGGCCTGTTCATTATCATCAAGTTTCATGACATTCGTATTTTTACGATCAAGAATAATTTCACCGTCCATTACTATTACTCTTTATATTGAAACTATTCTAATCTCTTTAACGCACTTTATAAAAAATGTTGATTCAATATAAATGAAACTTAACGCCACCAACAGAAACACGATCAAAGCTATCGTCATCATCATCGCAGTATTGTGTGTTCTCACAATGTTCCGTACCAGCGGATACCAGGGTAAAGATGTCGAAATCGAAACCGTCAATACGGGTTCGCTCTTCGATATCCCATCGACTCAAGAATGTTTGGGTGATGCATACTATTCCGACAGTAAAGGTGGTGTATGCGACGGCCAAAAACTTGTTCGAGAACAAGCGGGGTACAAGATGAAGTAAAATCTCCAGTATATATAAATGGCTCTAGTGACTAGTCAATCCACTTTACCCGATTTCGAATATGAACACCATACCGTCATTCTTGATAACTTGGATCATGGTTCAGATAACACAGAATTTACACTTCATTTACCAAAACCTCTAGAAAATGTTGTCCAGGTGCAATTACTTGCTGCGAGTATTAACACGAGTGATGATGATCAAAAGTGTATACACATCGGTATAGAACAACTTAAAACCAATTTTTCACAACGTGGAAAAAAGGACCTTGAAGACGCTGATGATAATCACCTTAACGGTGTTTTTGGTACGATTATATGTGAACACACACTACACGCCGCAAGTAGTGCTAAAAAAGCGGTATTCTTCAGAAATGAATACCCAATTATTCAACAATATTATAACCCAATTCGTAAACTCGATAGGTTAACTTTTAATTTAGATAAACAAGATGGTACCACAGCCGCATGTGGGGATGCAATTTTTATTTTTAAATTTGTGTGTAAGAGAAGAAACGTATCCTATTAATTATTTCAGGGCGTCGTGCACTTGTATTTTTAACCTTTTCTTATTATAAATGTCATCTGGTATTGTTCAACTTATAGCAATTGGTGCTCAAGACGAACACATTATGGGCGAACCAGAAATATCTTTTTTTACGTCAACGTTTAAACGACATTCTAACTTTTCACAATCCGTTGAAAAACAAACTATTCAGGGAGATGTGAAAGCGAATTCTATGTCATCTATTCGTTTTGATCGAACAGGTGATATGTTAGGGTATACATATCTAACAATTGATAATAATACACAGGCGCTTGATATCCAGAGGTGGGATACACTCATAGATAAAGTTGAACTTCTTATCGGTGGACAGGTTATCGATACACAAGATGCTGTTTTTACAGAAAAAATAGCAATCGATACGTTTGCAACAAACGTTTCAAAAAGTGCGAATGGTACACACCCAGGTATAAGTGCTCGCTCTTATTTCTATCCATTTAGATTCTTCTTTTGTGAGGGTGCACAATGCGCTTTACCCATAGTTGCTTTACATTATCATAACGTCGAATTACGTATACATTGGGGACCAAATGCGGGTAACTATAATTTTGAGTGTTATTCAAACTATTATTACCTCGATAACGAAGAACGTGGTAACCTCGTTTCGCGTAACCATAATTTAATTATTACACAGGTTCAAAAAAGTATTCCATCAAATGAACTTTCACAGGAATTGACATTTAATCATCCGGTCAAATATCTTGCATCTTCGGATACAACGACCGAAGGGGCATTAACGTCAACAACCAATAGAATAAAGGTTGAAATAAACGGTTTAGATATAGGTAATTTTAAATGGGCGAAACCACACTTTATAGACGTTATGAACTATTATCATACAAATTTTGTTACGTCCCCCGATTTTTTCTTATACTGTTTTTGCTTATCGACGAGTTCACTCCAGCCGACAGGAACGCTCAATTTTAGTCGATTAGATTCTGCAAAGATAGTCAGTCAATCCATGATCATTAGTGATCCTATATACGCAGTCAACTACAATATACTTCGTATTGAAAATGGTATGGCTGGTCTTATCTATGCAAATTAAAATACATACTTATATTAAATGGTTAAAAACTTACCGACCATCGAGCGGTCTACCAAAATCCGGTTTGGTAAACATGCTACGGATGACCAGGCTGAAAACACAGTTGTTTTTAATGCTACAAATTCTGTTATTAATGCAGTCAACGAGGGTTCTATATATATGGCCCCACTCCGTGTTGCTGAATTAGCGGGTTCTAATCTCGTCGGTTATTCCTCATTAACAAAAGAAATTGTTGATTCGAGTGTTCCTACAACCCTTCTAGGTGGTGTTACTTTAGATAGTGCAGCTGTCCAAGGTAATGTTGTTTCAAATAGTATACCACACTTTGCGAATATAACAACTGCGTTTACGACCGATCACGGTTCAAATGTTGGTATTTCAAATACGTCTCCTACCCATATGTTATCTGTCGGTGATAGGATTTTCATGTCCAATACAGGTTCAGAAGCCATAAAAGTTGAAGGTAATGTACAAGCTAATAAATTTTTTACTGGTTCGAGTGTTACTATAGATCAAAATGCGACAAACAAAATTCAAGTTTCAGGAACTATTAAGACAGGTACACTTCACGCAGATAATATAGGTATAGCAAATACTTCACCCACGCATGCATTAAGTATAGGTAATGAAGGACAACTTCGTTTGAATGTACCAACAGGATCTATATATGCACTCGAAACGGTCGGTAATGTTAGTGCACAAAACTATATAGGGGACGGTGGTCTTCTTTCAAATGTAACTTTACAAACTGTTACGGATAAAAGTAATGTTACATCGAATACAATCCATCTCACAAACCCAACAACATCACTCAAGGCATACAGTAATGTAATCGTCGATGGCACGTTAGATGTCGGTTCTAATTTATATGTGAATGATACCGCGGAAAATGTCTTAAATGTTACGGGTAATGTAAATGTATCCAATTATTTAAAAACAAATAAACTAGAAGTCACTTCATTAGAAGTTGACGCTGTTACTGCGGGGACAGTATCGAGTAATATTATTGGTGACAATGTAAATGTAAATACAATAACAACCAATGTCGTAAGTTTAAATTCAATTTCACCCGGTGATCTATTAGTGGGTCCATCTTCGGGAACTGTGTTAGCTAAACTTGCAGCTTATGCACCAGTAGCTGGTAGTACGGTTCCAGCAAATATGTCCGCTAACTCGTCGGGTGGAAATACCGCATCTTCGAGTGATAGTTCCGCAAACACGTATAAGGCGTTTGATGGAAATGATAGTACCAACTATGTATCCCCATCCCCACCAACTTATAGTTATTCCTCTCCTTACGGGTACACGGGAAGTAATTCTTTGGGTGGTGTAAATGGAGAATGGGTAAAAATCCAACTCGCGAGTGCTATAACACCAACATCGGTATTTGTAAAAGCAAGACCAGATAACACCGGACCGGATTGGGCTGTTCGTCCAAATTCATGGCGTATTTTGGGAAGTACTGACGGTACAAATTGGATACAATTACACGCGTCTACAACACTTGTAGATTCCACAAATGGTATTACCGAGTCTTTTACTAATACAACAGCCTATTCATACCTTGCTATTGTTGTTACTAATATAAACAACCCTGGGTCGAACGACGCCAGATGGACACTGTCACGTCTTTCATTTACAAGTTCACAAAGTGGTCCAACTGAAAAATTTCTTAGAAGTTCAGCCGCGGGTGTATCATGGGATGAAGTTTCGTCGACTTTACAGACTATTACAGATGGGGGTGCATCGACAAATAATGAAATTTCATTTACGAATGGGGTAACATCTTTAACAGCTTCAGGTAACGTAGTTGTTTCAGGTAACGTTACAACGGGTACTCCTATTGCAATTGCAAGTGGTGGTACGGGTTTAAATTCGTTTACAGAAAACGATCTGTTATTAGGTCCATCGTCTGGAGATGCGTTAGCTAAACTTTCGGCTTACACGGGTCCAACATCTATTACAGTTCCACCAAGTGGAATGTCAAGTACTACACAAACCATTGGTGGTATTCAGTATACATCATCCGCTTCTTCGACCGGGTCAGGTACGGCAACCAACAACGCTTTTGATCATAATAATTCTACCATATGGCGATCTGATAACGACCCGAGTGAGAGTTATGCGAGTTTCGATGGTTATTATGAGGGGTCTAGCACCACTGGATCTTATTCTGGTGCATGGATACAGTTATATAGAGCAACTGCATTCGCACCCACATCTATTCAAATAATTCCATCGCAAACAACCTCCATCCCCGCACCAAATGTATGGAAAGTATTCGGAAGTACCAACGGTTCATCTTGGACTGAAATACATAGCTCATCTACTGCAGTCGCATGGAATAGTGGAAATGGTCATACAGCGACAATATCGGGGTCTGCTGCATACAACTATTTTAGACTTGCTGTCCAGATAACGACGCTGACGAGTAGTATTAGTATGGGTACGGTCGCTGTTTCTGAAGTTAGATTTTCAGCTCCAGGGACTGGTCCAACTGAAAAATTCCTTAAAAGTTCATCCACGGGTATATCGTGGGATGAAGTTTCTTCGACTTTACAGACTATTACAGATGGGGGTGCATCGACAAATAATGAAATTTCATTTACGAATGGGGTAACATCTTTAACAGCTTCGGGTAACGTAGTTGCTACGGGTAACGTTACAGCTTCTATATTTAAAAGTACAACTCTGTCTTCAGGTAAAATACCGTATGTGAATAATGACAATGAACTCATTGACGGTCCAATAGGTCATGATATCACAACTAATAACACATTCGTGTCTTCAAACCTATACGTTACGGGTAATTTGAACGTACAGGGCGAAACATTTTTTCAAGACAGTAATATACATGTCATTTCTGATCCCCTTATAGAATTAGGTAACGCGAATGTCATTGACACCATAGATATGGGTATAATTATGACACGCCCAACCGCAAATGTAGTTGCGGGATACATGGGCGACGAGAAAAAATACGTTATCGCGTATACACACAGTGACCCACACGGTGCACATATCGTTCCTACGAACGCAACAACGGATCAATTCATGACTTTGAGTGTTGAAGGTGGTAATGTTTTGGCGGGTAACGTCACGACAACGGGTAAAATGACCGCGGATAATTTAGAATTAACCGGTACGGGAGTTATAATACAGGCATTAAATGGTAGTGTATATGCCCAAGAGGTTAATTCTCAAACCTTCGTTGGTAGTGGTTCGGGGTTAACAAACTTAGATTTAGGACACGTTTCCCATACCGGCCAGGTTGCTACTACTCGAGGTGGTACCGGTTTAACTTCAATTGCACAAAACGAATTGTTATTAGGTCCAGCATCTGGAACTGCGTTAGCTAAACTTGCACCTTATACACCAGCTGGTACTACTGTCGAATACCCAACGTCTGCACTATCATCATCGGCTAATTCGGGTGAAACCATTGCAGGAATAACGTACACAACGACTGCAAGTAGTAATCAGTATGGTCAAATATGGAAAGCATTTGATAAAACTACCCCGGGGCAAAATACTTTTTGGCATTCTGATGAAAATGTTTACGATGGTACTTCGGGTGCCTATACGGGAAGTAAAAGTTTAGGTGGTGTATCCGGTGAATGGATAAAACTCCAACTTTCGACTGGAATTGCACCATCATCAGTTAACATTACGGGGAGAATGTCATATGACAATCAGGCGCCAGATTCGTGGGAAATATTGGGAAGTAATGATGATACCAGTTGGACAAGTCTATTGTCATCTACTGTACACGCTACGTATAACGGTGGTAGTGGACATACAGTTTCCATATCTGGGGCGAGTGCTTATACATATTTAGCCTTAGTTGTAAAAGCAAGAGGTGGTACTGGTCAAACTGCAGTAGTTATTAGTGAATTGAGGTTTTTCGCTAGTAGCGCAAATTTATCTAAAAAGTTCCTTCGAAGTTCCGGGACTGGAATAGCGTGGGACGACGTTTCTTCAGATTTACAAACTATTACAGATGGAGGGGCAACGACAACACACACCGTCGCGTTTAATAATACGACCACAGGTTTAACATCCGCGGGTGATATTGACATTGCAGCTACAAAACAAATTGATTATGCCGGTGATGTTTTACTTAAATCGTCGGCGGGTGCAGTAGCATCTTTGAAAGTAGATAACGCAATAAAACTTGACCCGGCTTATGCATCACCTTCAAATAACGTTTTATCGTTCAACACAACGACCGGTGAAATTTACGATTCGGGGGGACAAGGTGGATCTACATTAGATAACATACACGAAGAAGATGCAAATGTAGCAATTGGTCCATCAGCGGCATCCGCAAATCTTACAGTAAACACGTACGGGTCTAATGTACTCACGGTTTCGGGTAATGTTTCAGCGGATAACATTACCATAGGGGGTTTAAATATTGCTGCTTCACCATTTGGTTTAGATGATACGGTAAGTTCTGCAGTTGGTTCAAATGTAACCGCAAATGTTCTTACATTAGGTGGTCTTGTTACATCAGGGAACGTTGATGCAAGTAACATTACGATATCAGGTAATACAACATCGCAAAACATAAAATTAACCAATACGGATATTTCTGCAACTATATCTTCAGGGACGATAACAATTGATGCAAGAGAAAAGTCATATGGTACAGCACCACTCGTCGTTTCAACAACTGATGTTTCAAATCTTGTATTCTCAAATCTTATAACAGGTGCACAAATTGTCGTACCTATACTCGCGAGTGGAGGTGATATAAATATTTCGAAAGAGTTGACGAATGTAAATTTTTATGCGATGACGACCGATGTTTCAATTACCCAAGACAAACATGCACTTATGACCTTATCGAATTTATATGGAAATATTTATATGAATGCGATTGGATTTGCCTAGGTTAAAAAAATAAAACCTTAGTATAATATAAAATATGTCTGGAGGTATTGCCCAACTCGTTGCCGTAGGTGCCCAAGATGCGCATCTCGTCGGCCAACCTGAAGTTTCTTTTTTCAGGTCCAACTACAAACGTCACACAAATTTCGCCCAAACTGTTGAGAAACAGGTTATCCAGGGCAACCCATCCGCGAATGGTATGTCGACCGTCAGGTTTGAAAGAAAAGGCGACATGGTCGGGTATGTCTACATCGCTAATAGAGGTGGTAACCTTACTAACTGGGACGCTAGAATTTCTAAGGTTGAACTTCTCATTGGTGGACAAGTCATTGATGAACAAGATTATGAGTTTTCTGCGACTCTCGCACCAACTGTTATGAACCAAACGTACTCTAAATCTACTTACTCTGGTGAAACGTTCTACCCACTCAGATTTTCGTTTTGTGAGAATGCCCAGTCGGCGATCCCATTGATTGCTCTTCAATATCACGATGTTGAATTGAGAATCACGTGGGGTACTACAGCCACAGCCGATGCGGAAGTCTACGTTCAATTCATTCACCTCGACACTGATGAGCGTACCGCTTTGTCTTCCACACCACAAAACATGCTTATTACACAAACACAAAAAGCTATCGCCTCCGCCTCTAAGACTCAAGAGCTCAACTTCAATCACCCAATGAAATATTTGGTTGCTGTAAATGCTATGTCCGCCGCCGATAAATTGAAACTTCAAATTAACGGTACGGATGTTACTGATGCGAAGACCGTTATCCCACACTTTACTTCCGTCCCAATCTATTACCATACAACTGCTGGTAACTGTACGGCCGATAACGTGACATTGATTCCATTCTGTCTCGACACGGCTAAGGTTCAACCAACGGGTTCGCTCAACTTTAGTAGACTCGATTCCGCGAGACTTGTTTCCGATAATACATCGTTCGCTAATACAATCTACGCCGTCAACTACAACATCCTCCGTATCGAAAATGGTATGGGTGGTTTGATGTATTCCAACTAATTTAATTTATCCATTTATTATAAATGTTTTGGCAATTAATTTTTCTCTTAGCATTTATCTTTGTTATAACGTATGACCCAAAATCAGGTACTTTAGATCATTTAGTTGGTAAAAAACCAGAAAAACCTCCTCAAAATGCGGAGTGTAAAGAAGGTCATTACCAGGAAATACAATTTGGAAAAATGGGGTACCCATGTCCAACCGAAAAGAAAACGCACATGGGTGCGATTATAGGAACTTAAAAAATTAGCTCGTAATTTTATATATAAAATGTTTACATTCGATCGCGATACCGCGACTATAGTTGCCGTGCTCATGTGTATTGTTGCCACAATGTACATGTACAGAGAACTTAATAAAACGAAATCAGAAATGGATAATGTTAAAGGATTTTATGGAAACCTCATGACACATTTATCCAGACCACCACCGCAAGTGAAATCTGTACCAGTTGTAGAAACAGAAAAAGAGGAAGTTTTTGAAACCCAAGTTGATGATGATGAAGAAGAATCTTCAGAATAATCATCTTATTCAATTATAACTTGCAAATAAGCAATGAAAAAATATAAAGCAATTGCAGTACCCGTCACTTTTATAGGTGATAAACCACGATTTCTCACTGTCCGGGATCGAAGATTCAAAGATTGGATTTTCGTCACCGGAGGGTGCAGGCGAAGGGAGATTCCAAATCCCATTAGATGTGCTTTGAGAGAACTTGAAGAAGAAACCAGAGGAGTTATTTCTTTGAAAAAAGGTGAATATACAGAATTTAAGTTTGTAGTAACAGAAAGTCCAGGAGTGGAACTGGAATATAACGTTTACGTGTTTTTCGTAAACTATACCATACAGGAACAGGCTGAACTTATACGTAAGTTTAACGATGAAAAACAGAAAATGAATCTCCGTAAGATTCAGAAACAGCCCATCAAGAGAACACATGATGAAAATGATTTCATGAATTTTGAAACACTTTCAGAGTTCAGTACTAAAAAACAATGGGATCGTATTGTTAAGAACGTACTTAACAATCCAGAATTTTACGCGTGTGTAACTTCTCTCGATAGAAAAACCTTCTCTATTAAATAATGAAGTCTAAGAACTACATTTTATCCCAAATACGTGATCTTCTCATTGAAAGGCACGCATATACATTAGAAAGAGCGGAAAGGTACGTTGAATTACATAAAGAGGATAAAGTTTATGAACTCCTCGTTTTAAAGAAAAATTTATCAGAAGAAGAAAATTATCCAGAAGTCTCATATAGACGCTCTATTTGGCGTCACGAGTATGAAGATGAATAAACAGTATAAAAAGATAAATAGATTAATAGGTAAGTATGTTTAAACGTTGGTGTAAAGACCAAGGTTTTGCTAATAACTCCGATTTATCACATGTGCTCATGGACGGTGGTGTCCTCTCCGTGCCATTTGATAAATTGAACGACTTTTACGAAAAATGTGTAGAAGTATATAACTCCGGTGAAAAGATATTTGTCGTTGAACAGAAAACGGAAAATTACAACTTTTTCATGGATCTTGATTATAAAGATGACGAAGAAATGTCATTTGAACAGATTAAGAGTGTATGTAAAGTGATATGTGACAAGGTCTCAAAATTTGGTGGTAAAGACGCTTTGATATCTGTCGCTGAACCTAAACCCGTAGACACACTCATAAAAACAGGTATACATATAAACTGGCCAGGTTTTGTTGTAAACAGGTCATCTGCATTGGGTATTAGAGATCATGTTATAAATACGTTAAACTTAGCGTACGGATCACGTGATTGGAAGGATATTGTTGATATTTCGGTATATGGTAATAATTCACGTAATACGAAAGGAAGTGGGTTCCGTATGCCGTGGTCACATAAAAAAGGAAAACACGAAGCATGTGCCGGTCAGGGGTGTGAGTTATGTAATAACACAGGTAAAGAAACACAAAGTGAATATTTACCCATATTTATATACAAGCACGGTCCTTCATCTACATTACAAAAGACTGAACAAAAACCATCCGTTGATATATTACATATGGCAACGTTACGTACGCAAAGTGTGGAACCGGTTATTATAGAAGGAACTCACAAAGAAGCTACATTTACAACATTACAAACTAAAAACGAGTTCAAGGACCAAGAGGCTCTTTTACTCGTCGAAGCATTTGTTCGTAAAAATGTAGAAGGACAAACTACTGCATCAATCACTAAAATGTTTAAATATAACAAACAGTTTCTAGTCTCAACAAATTCTAAATATTGTGAAAATAAAAGGTGTAATCACAATTCCAATCACGTATGGTTTCACATAATAGGTGATACTATAGCACAGAAGTGTTTTTCGACTACTAATGTACTAAGACGATACGGATTTTGTAAAGATTTTTCGGGAAGGCGGCATCAACTCAGTAAAAAAATAACAGATATTCTTTACGAAGATGGTAAAGTTGAGACATACACACCAAAAAAGAAAGTTGATGTAGAACCAGAACAGAACTTACTCGAAAGATTTATAAAAAAGTATATCGTTAAAAAAGAAACGTTCGTCATAGAATCACTCAAACGTGAAGGTGTTAAGAAATACACTGTAACCACAAAGGAAATATGTGACACGTGTAAAGAGACGATTTCATTCAGTATACTTAAAAGTCATATACAACAGGTGTGTAAATGTAAATGTCGTGCACATAATCTTACAGATAAAATTGTTAGTACTTTATAGAATGTTAGCTGTAATATTAATTGCACTCGTTGTATATTTGGCATCATCTTTAATAAAAAAAGATACAGGTACAAAACATATAACTAAACTCATACGTGAAACTTTACCGTACTCGGGATTAAATGAAGTTTTATATAAAGAATTTTTAGCCAATATAAACATGGCTATAGAATATAAAACACATACAGAAGTTTCAGAAAAGTTATTAAATCGTGCACTCGAAAACTTAAGAGAACTTGCATTATACACCGTTTCTACCGATACGAGTGTTATAGAAGAAATAGACACGTTAGCGAACAGTATAAATGCTGAATTTAGCCTTGTTTTAATAAATGAAACTATTAACGCTGCGTAATGTATTTAAAAGAATAAACATACATTACTTTATAATGACAAAAGCAATTGTTTCTACACGTACACGTTCAGGAAGGATCTCAAAGGTTCCAGAACGCTTAGACCCACTCGAAGATCTCCCAGAAGATGATTTTTCTGACGATGATTATGAAACTGAATCCGAGTCGGAAATAGAAAGTGATATTGATCTTCTTCAAACAGATGACGAGGACGATTTTGAAGATGATGATAGTGATATGGACGAAAATGGTAATTTAAAAGGATTTATTGTTGACGAAGATGAGGAAGAAGATGATGAGTAATAATAGGCTTAAAAAAATAGGTTTACATTTTATAAATGGAAGCTGAAGTTGGTACACCTATAAACTATAATCCAGATGATTTTATGAGTAAAGAAGAAGATCAGAAACCGGACGAAACGGAGCCTGAAAATAACGAACAGTATTATTTTCCGCCACCACAACCGTATTATGAACCATATTCACAACAGACACAAAAAGAAGATATATTCACAAATTTAGATAAAACTGCTTACATTATTATTTTTGTATCCTTTATTTTAGGATTTTTTATGGGTAAGACTATGCAACCGGTCATCCTTAGACCTGGATAGGTTTACCTCTAACCCACAAATGTTCAGGTGACGTTTGTTGTCCTTCAAAATCACCAATAGGACCAATTTTAGATCCGGTAAAATATGCACGACTTACAACGAGTGGGTCTTTTAGTATATCTTGTGCGACATCGGACGCACTCACATTTTCAGTACCCGATTTACTTTTTCGATCTTCATACAATCGTAAAAATAAACCGACCATGGCTAAAACAATAATTATGGTGATTATATTTAGTATAATACTCAACATTCTTACATTTATATAACAAATTTATTTAGATTCTACCTCTTCACCTTCCTCGACTTCTCCTTCACCCTTAGTATCCTGAGCTTCTGTAGAAGATTCAGACTTTTCCTTTTCAAACTTTTGCATTGCTTCAACTGAATTGAACCCCTTCTCAGTCGCCTCTTTTTCGAGAGCATCCTTTGCCTCAGCTTCACGTTTTTCCTTTCTTTCTTCGATTTCCTTAGCAACCGTGGCATCAGCTTCCTTAACAAGTTCCTCCATTGGTGTGTCCGGTTTTTCCTTTTGGAGACGTTCGAGAACTTCAGCTGGATGACTAATTGGTGGTTCATCCGGTTTCGTATAATACTTCGAGTTTTCATCACCTGGTTTCGTAAAAGTTGGTGCACTTTCGACCATATCGCGTTTACGTTCCGCGAACATATGTGCCGCTTGTGCTTGATTTTCTTTGTATCCAGACATAAGTTCTTCGAGTTTTTCATTCGAATAGTGAACGTCTTCGATCTTTGTTGGATCAGGTGGGATTAACAACCATTTATACATGTCAACAACGTAAATATCAAACGTCGCATCTTCTTTTTGAAGACGTTTAGCGTGTGATGCAGCCTCATCTCTAGAATTAAATGCACCCCGAATCTTAATTCCAAACTTATCATTCTTTTGAGGTGCTTCCGGTCCTATAACAGAAAGGCATGCGTATAATTGACCTGGAACGGTCGTGTAATCTTGTTCAAGAGTTGACATTGTTTTATATAGTAACAAAGCTTAAAAACTTTAAGTGTATTATATGTAATATAATGCACGAATTCTGGAATAAACAACCTGTTCCTCAAGATAAAGTTGTTTTTAAAAATGATGGTGAAATAAATTCATCGAGAGAACTTAGGTATGAAAAAAACCCGTTACCCGAAGGATATGAATGGAGTTCGTGTACTGTAGATGAACTCTGTGAATTTTTAAAAGAGAATTATATACAGGATGATTTTTTCGAATTCATGTACTCTAAAGAGTTAATTGAATGGACGCTATATCCACCGGGGTACAGAGATGATTGGAACCCCGCTATTCGAGAAAAAGAAAATGGTAAACTTATTGCTTTTATATCGGGTATACCTTTAGATGTTTGTGTTAATAAAAAAATAATTCAAATGCTACAAATAAATTTTTTATGTGTTTCAAAACATCTTAGAGATACAAAATTTACACCTATGCTTATAGGCGAACTCAAAAGACGTATGAATTTGCAAAATAGATGGCAGGCTATATATACAGTCGTAAAGCATTTACCTACACCCATCGCTAAAGTCACGTATTGGCATAGACTCATAAACGTTAAAAAATTAAACCGTATGAGGTTTTCTGACACAAGAGAACAAGCCCATCTCATTTTAGGTACGTCACAATTTAGGGAAATGAATGAAAATGATATACCACGCGTTACAAAAATGTTACAAGACCATTTAAAAAAGTTTAAACTTTCGCTCGACGTAGACGAATCGTACGTCAAACACTGGATTCTCCCTCGTAAAGATACCGTGTACACATACCTGAGCGATGAAAAGGAACAATTTACCACGTTTTATAGTCTAGATTATGTACATAAATCGAGTGGTGAAATCATAAAACAAGCATACACCTTCTATAACGTCGGGAACTGTTTAAAAGATGCTATAATAATGGCGCGTAACCGTGGTTTCGATGTATATAATTGTGTAAATGTTGGTGTAGATGACGATGAACTTCGCGACCATAAGTTCATGGAAGGTACGGGGCACAACCACTATTACCTTTGGAACTGGAAAATTAATGAAGAAATTAAACCGAAGGATATCGGGTTTGTAATGATATGACGCCCGGTACCGAGAATAAGGTCTCGGTTGTAAATAACGCCTAAGTGGGTTTGTTATCTATATAAAATTAATAAAATGAAACGAAACGGTAAAGGAGGTAAAAAAACGAACCAGTGGGGGAAAGTCTTTGAACAAGAAACATCTGATTTCGAAGACGGTGAAATTATTTCGATTTATGGTTATGATTACGTGTATATAGACCAGAATAAATCTATTTCCTATCTCCAACAGTATAAGGGGTTAAAGGAATATATAAAAAATTTGGAACCCGACGGAATGTTTCGTCGTTTATGTGACAATTATATTCATATCATTGAAAAAAAGCACCAGCTCGGTCCGGGTACAACTGACGAAAAGATCGGTCTAGGATCTCATAAAATTAGACAGTACTCGAAAAGGTATCCAAATGCGGATTTTAGATTTTCGTATATGTTAAATGATTGTTTCTGGAACTCTTTGAAATACGAAGACACGTATGAAATAATGAAAGAGGACGGAATAGGGTTTTTCTTTGTAAAAGGTGAAAACGCAGCTATGCGTAAAACAACACTTACAAACAATGGTAAAGAAAAGGATATTTATTTTCCTGCGAAATACAAGGCTGATTGGAGACCTATTTTTGAACATATCCATGCACAAGCACCTCTATTGTTTTAGACGAAGGGTCTTTACTATTTATTGCGCGTCTCGCTGGGATATCGTCTATCTTATACTCTTTAAAACTACTAGTTACGAGATCGACTTTTGCATTTGACATTACAAAATCAACTTTAGAACTTTTTAATAATTTAAATAAATCTTTATGATCATCCATTATAAATCCATCTTTTGTATACCCTACAAAACTTGTAACACTTTCAGGTGCATAAGGTGGGTCCGCGTATATAAAATCACCATCGTTTACGGTTTGTGAGAACGCGACCCTAAAATCACACCATTTGAAAACCACATTTTTTATAAGGTCTTGTATTTTTACTAACTCATCTAATGATACCACTAATGGCGTCGTTTTATAGTGTCCATACGGTACGTTAAACCCATTAGGACCTTCTCTATATACACCCCTAAAACACGTCTTGTTTAGAAAAATTAACGTCGCGGCATGTATAGGTGTCGTAGGTATCAATTCATTATACTTTTTACGTGTCCAATAATAATAACTTTCCTTCGATGTAAGACCATCCTCTTCGGTTTCAGGTTTACGATTTACTTCCGTACCGGTTCGCGTATCGTACGTGGTAAAGAGTTCAAGTAAATGGTCGTGTACTTCACTGGGGTTCGTTTGAATTTGTCTATACATGTTAATGAGTTTTTGGTTTTTATCGTATGCGTACACTTTACCTTTTACGGTAATGTCTTGACTTTCGAGTATTCCGAAGAGAACACTTCCACCGCCCACGAATAGTTCGTGGTAATTTTCTATTTCATGTGGAAAAGATTCCAAAACTTTATCGAGAATTTGTGTCTTACCACCGACCCATTTAATAATAGGTTTCATTTATATTAAATAGAATCTTCTTTTTAAACCTTAGTAAATTATAACCATTTAAAAAATAAAATAATTATAAATTAAATGGAGGAGATACGTAAGTACCATAACGAGTCTAAACGTCTCCTCATCCAATCGGCTACCCGCGAAGGCGACAGTATTTTGGATGTAGGATGTGGATTCGGTGGTGATCTCCAAAAGTGGCGACATGCCGGTGCAAATATAAGCATGTGTGAACCAAACCCAGATTCACTTAAGGAGGCTAAGTCGCGTGCTAAAAACATGAAAATACGCGTCAACTTTTATGAAGGTGATATATTTGCGTGTCCACAAAGAAAATACGACGTTGTGTGTTATAACTTCGCGTTACACTATATATTCGAATCACCCAAGTTATTCGAGACATCTTTGTTAGCAATTAAAAATAGAATAAAACCTGGTGGTCAATTCATAGGAATCATACCGAATTCAGATAAGATTATCATGAACACACCTGTAAAAGACGAGTTAGGGAACTACTTTTTAATGAAACATACAAGTTCAGGAAACTTTGGGGAAAAGTTATACGTCCATTTAGCCGATACACCGTATTATGCAGACGGTCCAAAAGTCGAACCCATTGCACACAAGGATATATTTTTTACACGAATGGAGGATTTGGGGTTTACTTTAACATTATGGGAAGATCTTAAAGGGAACCCGGTTTCGGATTTGTATAGTAAATTTAGGTTTGTGTATAGAAAAAAGTAAAATAAAATAATCGATTATAACAGTATGATGCGAATATATATCGCCATCTTCGTGATTCTTATGTTAACAACTTTACTGTTAACTATACTATATAAAAGTATACCCGTAAAATCTGATGAGGTTCAGGCAGAAGAGGTTCAGGAAGAAGAAATAGATGAAGATGAAGATATTGTAGAAGAGAAAATTCCTGATTCGGATTCGGATTCAGAAGATGAAGACGAAATTTTAAATGGTACAACACAAGGATCATCTATAAAACCACCAAGAGAAAAATCTCCCCCAAAAATTAGTCAACCTCAACCCATCGCACCCATTCGATTACCCGTGCGCCCTACTCCTCCACCTCCACCTCCACCAGCATCTCTAGAACCTCTACCACCTACTCCTCCACCTCCACCAGCATCGAATTATAGATATGTACCAACCTATACAGTTTCGTTCAGTGTGAAACAAAAAACTATGACGGTGAATATCACAAACATTACGAACGCACACAATTCGTTCATAATCACATTTGAAGGAAGTGACGGCGTTGTTTTAAAAACACACACTTTGAAAGCTGGAGAAACCAGTTTAAATTTTGCTGTTACCGAAGCTTCATATGGTTCGTACGACTATGTTGTTAAACTTAATGGAAAGAAAACCGATACTTTCTCGGCAACATACACAGCACCTCCACCTCCTCCACCTCCACCTCCACCTCCATCCGACCAATACCAATGGGTTACACATAATAAAAAATACCATCCGTTTAGTGCTTTGAACGGTAAATTTGTAAATTCTGATGACATTCCAGGTAATTCAACTTCGGAATCTCGTCTTACTGATATAAGTATCGATGAATGCAAAGAAGAATGTGATTATTTAGATTATTGTAATTCTATCCAATACACGCATGGATGGCAGGAGTCAATCAGACCCAAAGGATCTACGTGTTATATCACGAGCGCGACTGTAGCAGGTACTGGAAAGCCGGAAGATACACCATACTTTGCACAAAATGAGAGTGGGACAAAAATATTTCAGAAAAGCATTACTAAATCGTATATACCTCCACCACCAGCATCTCTAGAACCTCTACCCCCTACCCCTCCAGCTCCACCACCTCCACCACCTTCGAGAGCTCCACCACCTTCGAGAGCTCCACCACCTTCGAGAGCTCCACCACCTTCGAGAGCTCCACCACCTTCGAGAGCTCCACCACCTTCGAGAGCTCCACCACCTTCAAGAGCTCCACCACCTTCGAGAGCTCCACCACCTTCAGGAACTCAAGTAACTACTAGTACATTTGCCCATGGAATGTATGTTAGTGAAAAGCAGGCGAATGATGCCGCCGCTAACTATTTGAAAAGTGGAAGTGATAAACGAGCGGAAATTGAAGCCGATATTGCAAAAAAGCTCACTTCGTCTGGCGCGGGATCTTTCACGGCTTCAGATATATCAGTTGTCAAAATAGAAGTTAATCGAACAGGAAGACGTGTATGGTCACTTAATGTTACAGTCAAAATTACGAACAGAAAGGAAGCTTCTCCACCTCCACCTCCACCACCTTCCAGAGCTCCACCACCTCCACCTCCAGCTCCAACTCCATCCCCTCAGTTAGAAAGCGGTAAAATAATAAAAGTAGTTGAAAAAGAAATCGTTATTTACAATTCTAACGCTGAGACTAAATCACGAAGTTATGCCAAATCTTTTAGTAGTAATGAAAGTCATAAACGATTTTTTATAAATAAATATATCAGAAAACAAAAGGAATCTGATAAAAATTTTATAAATGCAGAATATGTCCAGCCTTTTCGTTTTCGCTTCGAACCACATCAAGTGCCCAATAACGGAACATGGTGGCATGTATATGCAAAAGTAAATGTATCAGAAATAGGTGATTCCCCGGAAGAAATACAGAGAAAGAAGGACGAGGAAGAAGCGGCAGCGGCAGCGGCAGCAGCAGAAATACAGAGAAAGAAGGACCAGAAAGCAGCAGAAGAAGCAGAAGCAAAGGCAGAACGAGAGAGAGAGAGAGAGAAAGAAAGAGAAAAAGATCGACTCGAGAAAGAAAATAAATTTTATGAGGAATACCCAACAATGAAAAAATCAATATTAAAAGAAATTTTATGGAATAGTTTTTACCATTTTCCTTCGGCTAGACCTAAGGCTCAAAAATTATTAAACGAACAAGTGGCAGAGGCACAAGCAGCACAGAAAAAATTAGAAGAGGAACAAAAAGCAGCTGCAGAAGCACTAGCAGCGGTAGCGGCAGAAGCTAAGAAAAAATTAGAAGAGGAACAAAAAGCAGCGGCGGAAGCGGCGGCAGAAGCTAAGAAAAAATTAGAAGAGGAACAAAAAGCAGCGGCGGAAGCGGCGGCAGCAGAAGCTAAGAAAAAATTAGAAGAAGCGAAGAATGAACAAGAAAGACTAAAAGCTATAAAGGATGCAGAAGAAGCTAAGAAAAAATTAGAAGAGGAACAGAAAGCAGCGGCAGCGGCGGTAGCGGCAGCGGCAGCGGCAGCGGTAGAAGCAGCGGCAGCGGCAGCGGCGGCAGCGGCAGCGGCGGCGGCAGAAGCTAAGAAAAAATTAGAAGAGGAACAAAAAGCGGCTGCAATAGCAGCGGCTAAGAAAAAGATTGAAGATGCAAAACTCAACTATGGTTCTGAAACATGGAACGTGGTTATATTGGGTAAACATTTGAACACGAAAAATTTTCTCAGTTACGAACAATTACAAACTATTAAAATATCCCCAACTACAACATTTTATAACATTATGAAAAATAATATCGTATGGTTTAATTTAGAATCGGTAAAGTATTTTACATGGAGTATATCAAATGACGACTCATATATGGATATTAAGTTTATGAGAAATAAAATGTCTGTTAACGAACCGTTAGACATCTACGGACGACCCGAGGAACGTTGGTCACCAAACTTTAAAGAGGAGGATATTCTACCTAGTGCAAAAACTACGAGAATAGTAGATGTTTGTTGGGACAGTACGAGAGAAGAAATGAAATGTGAAAACAAAACCGTTTATATCAAAATGAATTATAATAAATCTGAACTTAACCAGACATTTGGTAAAGAGTTAATGACCCCCGTTATAGGAATCCCTATATATACCTTTACTACATTTCCAGATTCAAAATGGTTCAAAATACAGTATAATCAAACTAATAAAACGTATTCTTTAAAGAAAATATTACAAACACCGAGTGTATTTCGTGAGTCGACCAAAGGCACCTATTTTTCACCAGGTGCAGATCCCTATGATATATATAAACGTCAATTCCATGACGATGGTATATTTCGATTTTCGCGAGGATACCGAATGGACATCACCACAAGTGAATTTATTATAAAAACCGTGAGTGATAAATACGTAATGTATACAAAAGACGATAGATTAATTTCTGGTATGCGTGCAGGAAGTGGTAGTAAGGAATGGAGTTTGCTTAAAAATCCAATATTTATACCAAAAGATAAAGTTAATAAAACTGATTATGAAAATGCTAAATTTGGTTTACTTGGTGGAATGCCATTTTTACACAGTTTTTCAAATAATGGTGAGATTGTACCAAACAAGAAATATTATTCACCAAATAAAAAGTATTATGCTATTTTTATACCTAAAGATGGATTATATACTAAAGATGCTGAATCCGATAGATATAAAGTGCGTATACGTACACCGAATTCCACTTCTACTAAATTATATTCACAATCTCTCATCTCTGGAGGTAATCAACTACATTCTTTGATATTCTACAAAGATAATGAATTGAAACCAAATAAAACGTTTATGCTTAATACTAAAGAAAAAAGGAGAAATTTCGCACTCGTGGTAACAGATTTAGGTGAACTTTTATGTTTTGACTTATATGAAGGTAAAATAATAAACAATTTTGGGAGAACATATGAAGGTACATCTAGCTCTCAATTAGTTCAGTGTCGTAAAAACGATCCCGACAAAAATTCTACGATGGGCAACCGTACAAAATACTTGTCGAATAAGGGAATTGTAACAAGTTTACAGAAAGTAGAAAATAAAGATATATATGATAGCTGGAAAAACAATTATAGTAGTTCGACATATCCATATTTTGATCATAGGGGGGCCGTAAATAATTTTGATAAAATATCTTCTCAGGAAATGCAAAATATTTGGATTGATGATTGTAAAGATATGCGTGTAAACGAACCATTAATAAAACCCTATCTAGAGTACGCTGCGTATGGTTATAAGGGAGTATATGATGATGATTAAAATATTACTCTATATAAAATGGAAGTATTGGGTATTTTTATTATACTGTTAATAATTTTATTGTTATATAAAATTATTAATGTGGAAAAATATGAATCTATTAAAGAGCCGTTTTTTACGCTTTGGGTATCTGCAGAAAAGAAGTATGAATATAATACTATATATGTAGAAATATCGGATTATGAAAAGGGTTTAATACACGAAATAGAATACAAGTCTCCGGAACTTTATATTAGTAATATGGCAAAAAATGAATATATATTACCAGTCGATTATTCGGATGATTTTAAAGATTATTTAGGTAAAAAGGTAGTTATAAAATTTTATAGAAATAGTAAAAATCAAAGTGATTTGTTTCATATTACACGTGCTATACTTCCATACTCTAAGGAGGATGAATCGTCTTTTGATCCATCTAAATTAGAAAATGACGATATGAAATTTAGTTCTCCAGCTCCACCTCCACCTCCACCACCACCACCACCTCCACCTCCACCTCCACCTCCACCTCCAGCTCCACCTCCACCTCCAGCTCCACCTTCAGCTGAAGAAGTGGCAGAGGCAGAAGCTAAGGAGTTGGAACGCGCGGAACGATCGGCTGCGCGAAGAGCTCAATACTTTGCGGATTTGGAAGAAGAAGCTAAGAAAAAATTAGAAGAAGAACAGAAAGCAGCGGCAGAAGCAGCGGCAGAAGCAGCGGCAGCTTTTCGCGAGAAACATCGAGATCTAACAAAGGCGGGTACGAAAGAAACAGTTTGTGAATCAAAAGGACGAGGAGAATTCGAAAAAGTTTTAAAAGAAAAATCAAGGTACTATCAAGATTATATGAATCGAGGCGTTCCATACAATTCAACTAAATTCGGTGAGAAAATGGGGGAAGTAATGAGCCACGAGATTCAATGGATTGAAAACGCATGTTCACAAAAATCTGTGGACGACTGTCTTACACTGAAAAATACAAATTATATGAATCCACATACAGAATATAGTAGATTTTTTGGAGAGAAAATGTATGAAAGGCGGAGCCCGCCCGGCGGTAAACATGATTTTGGGGTATGTAACTTGATTGAATATGAATATGGTGCGGACGGTGAACGTTTCAAAGTTTAATAAAAAGATGTTATGATATCAGGCTAATAGTAAGGTTGACGGTGTTACTAAGTGAAAAACTTTCAAATTTGTATATAAGAAATGATTACCTTTTATCAGTTTTAATATATTCTTCCGCTTTTTTAGGTTGGTGGCATATTACGTCACCACAGTGGTCGCGGTTCTGATAAACAGAGTTTATGGACGTGAGTAGTTCACTACACGATTTTACCGCCCACCGTCCCAGAATGGGTCGTGGTTCAGGTTTCGTTAAAAAATCGATAAATTTACGTATCATTTCTACTATTTTTTCACGTTCATTTTTTATGTATGTTTATGATAAGATGATACTCGCCATACTTCTACTTATCATAAACGTGTTATTATACATTAACACGAGGGAACCACAGGAATTAACAGATGTTCGTGAAAAATATAGGACACTCAGGGAACATCTTAAGGAAACAAATAATCAGGAATTCAAGATGTTATACAAGGAAATTCCAGTTACAGCACACAGGCGTATGTCTGGGTCTATCGGATACAATGTGAGTAAAGGTAGTGATATAGGTTTATGTATCGATGGCGAACCCAATGAAATATTCCATGTTTTAATACACGAACTCGCGCACTGTACCGTTGACGAGTATTCGCATAGTAAAGACTTCTGGAAAAATTTTGATGAACTTAGAACGATGTGCGTTTCTTTAGGGATATACCGGGAAATACCACAAAGAACTGAATTTTGTGGTAAACACATCCAGGATAAATAATGTTTGGTATTAATAAAATGCAATCGTTTGGTGATTTAATGAAAGCGTATTTGTTACTAAACACTTTACTCGCGTCTTCGAGTGCCCCACTACTTTTAAACGATAAATGGTTAAACATGTTTATAATCATGGTCATTACACCGTTAGTCATCACTATATTACCACGTGGTGGTAATTTAATTGGGCGTTTAGCTATAGATGCACCATTTTTAATATTGTCAACCTTATTAGGTATGGGTATGGTTGCGGGTGTATCCCAAATAAACAAAAGATTTGAAAAAGATTTCAGAGATTATGGTAAAACTACGAAGAGTACTGGTACTGTTCTAGGACTTCGCGCAGTTGGTTTACTGTTCGGATTTCTCATTTCCTATTTTGTTTTAGGAAAGAGAATGTATAAACATTATAATGCTATTTAAGCATACTTTTTAGCAAGGTAAAAGGCGACCGCCGCGACCATACCGGTCGACGCTAAGCCGATTGCACTTCTATTTCCCTGGTCGTTCAAAAACGATGGGACAAAGTTCGCAAGTTTTTCTTGAACTGGCTTACTAATTGCCACCGCAGCACACGCAGCTACAATAAGTGCTTGGAATTGGTCATCAGTAAGGTTGAATGGATTTTTAGATTCCGATTTTTTTTCGGTCGTTTGTTGTGCTACTGGTTGTTGTTGTGCCATCATCATTGGAGCTTGCATATGCATTTGCGTCATTCTTGGATCGGCACCCATCATTGGTGGTTCGAGTGGTTCCTCGGCTTGACCCATAATATCTGAAATTGAAGTAGAGTCCATTGTCTGTTTATTTTCACTCACATTTTTTTCAGGGCTGATATTCGGCACAAAAGATGTCCCTTGATTATTATTTAAGGATACCATACCATCACCATTATCTGAAAGATTCATCGTTCTAACGTCTGTCGCCATTTATATGTACATAGTTTTTTGGTTTTAAATGATTACGCATCATTGCCCTGAAGAGTGTAGTTTGGATATAAACACCCGAATGTTTTTACGATCCTGGGTAAATCATTTAATTTATCGTAATCACACATATCGGTATCTATATAAACAGTTTTTGTAGTATGACATATATCAATCATAATACGATACCCATCATCACTACCATCTGGTGTATCCATATTAAGTTCGTTATAAGCTGGATACACCACAGTCATATTTTTAGTGGTGGGTAGGTTTAAAGTTGTATACATTCGTTTAGCAATTGATCTTATCATTTCCTTTTCGTAACTTTAAATGGTGTATTCCTTTTAACCAATTTAGGATCGCCGACTTTCATGTTCCCATGTTTCGGGTTAAACATCTTTTTATGTGTTTGCCAGTACTCTGGTGCACCAACTCTAAAATTTTTACGAAGTGATGCTTTATACCAAAAGACGCAATCTTCTATTCTATTACTTTTAGAAGTATTATCCAATACCAAACATTCGTAATTTTCTGTGCATGAATCCATAACTTTATTAAACATCTCAAAGGATGGAAAAATACCAAAAAAGTTTTTAAATAATTTTTCCCTATTTTGAATTATATTTTCACGTAAAATAAATACGTAATCGATATTTGCCCTGAGTGCGGGTGGTAGATCCATACAATATTGCATGGTTAACATGAAAAATATTTTCCAATGACGTCCATTCATAAAAACCTGTCTAATACACTTGTCT